CAAAAATCTAACTTCACGGTCAACAAAGAAGAAATCAAGGCTAGTGTAGGCGATATCGTCGCTTTAAAAGAAGGGAAACTTTCTTATATTGGCATAGTTCAGGCTATCACTTTAAATGATGATAAGACGAGCAAAGTTCAGCTTAACGACTTTAAAGAGATATTTAATATCAAAGTTCCTGTAAGTTCTTTTACTGGTAATGTTTGTAAGTTTTTAGCGGATACCATTAAAAAAGCATTTGTAAGCAATAGTGATTCAAAACAAAACCTTAGATATTTAACTGTTACCTCTAATTCAGATATTGAAGGAAGTTTTAATTATGATGCTGATACTTTAATGAACATTGAAGATTTGATGGAAACAATCACTAAAAC